CATTAGTATTCTATGGAATGCCAATATTAGCAGAAAATAATAAACCAAGATTATTGTACTATTTACGAAGAAGAGGTTATAGAGGATTTAGCATGAATAGACCAGACAAGATTTGGAACAAACTATCTGTAGCAGAAAAAGAGGTTGGTGGAATACCTAACTCAAGTGAGGATATAAAACAAGCTCATGCTGCTGCTATTGAAATGTATATCAACGACCACGTTGGATTATTACAAGATGGCACTTATGGTACCATGTATTTTAATGAAACATTAAATGACTGGTCAAAGTTTGATATAAATAAAAGAACAAAACACGATGCCTCTATTAGTTCAGGCTTGGCAATAATGGCTTGCAATAGACACTTATACAGACCGAATCCAAAACAAAAAAAACAACCAGTAAACCTAAATATACTAAAGTATAACAATAAAGGATTTCAATCGACAATAATAAAAAATAAAGTATGATAACGAACGCTCATATAAACTTTCCATCTCAAGCAGTTAGTGATTTAGAAAAACTTTCCGAAGAATACGGACTTGAGGTTGCAAAAGCTATAAGGCAAGAATGGTTTACCGGTGCCACCTCTAAATATGATGATAATATAAATAATTATCATCAATTAAGATTATATGCTAGAGGAGAACAATCAGTACAAAAATATAAAAATGAATTGTCTATAAATGGTGATTTATCTTATTTAAATCTTGATTGGAAGCCAGTGCCTATAGTTCCTAAGTTTGTAGATATAGTTGTGAATGGTATGTCACAAAGAAACTACGAAATAAATTGTTTCTCCCAGGATCAATACGGTGTTAGCAAAAGAACTGAATATATGGAGTCTATAATGAACGACATGAAAGCTAAAAACTTTAGCAATCTTGTCAAAGAACAGTTCGATATAGACATATTTGATAACGAGCCTGAGACTTTACCAGACAATGAAGAGGAACTAGCGTTACACATGCAACTAAATTATAAGCAGGCAGTGGAGATAGCAGAAGAACAAGCTATAGATGTTTTAATGGAGGCTAGTGACTACGATTTAGTAAGAAGAAGATGTTTATACGATTTAGTAACAATTGGGATAGGTGTAACTAAAACAACTTTTGATTGGACTGATGGTGCTAAAGTAAAATATGTTGACCCAGCTAATGTAGTATATTCTTATACTGAATCGCCTTATTTCGATGATATATATTATGTAGGAGAAGTAAAAGAAATACCTATTAATGAACTAGTTAAAGAATTTCCAGAATTAACAGAACCTGAAATAAAAGAAATAGTAGATAAATCTGGAACAACATTTTACGACCAAGGAAATTATAGACTTAATGCTGATAAAAACAAAATACAAGTTTTGTACTTTAATTACAAAACGCATATGAACGATGTTTATAAGTTAAAGAAATTAAAGAACGGCGGTGAAAAGGTAATTGAAAAAGATGATACTTTTAATCCACCTATAGAAAGCATGGGTGGAGACTTTAGCAAACTGGAAAGAGTTGTTGAGTGCTTATATGAAGGTGTATATTTAATTGGATCTGATAAATTACTAAAATGGAAGATGGCTGATAATATGATGAGATCAGATTCTGATTTTGGTAGCGTTAAAATGAATTACCAAATTGTAGCGCCTAGAATGTATAGAGGTAGAATAGAGTCTATAGTTAGTAGAATAACTGGCTTTGCTGACATGATTCAATTAACGCATTTAAAGTTACAACAAGTAATGTCTAGAATGGTACCAGATGGTGTTTATTTAGATGTTGACGGTATAGCAGAAGTAGATCTTGGTAATGGAACAAATTACAATCCACAAGAAGCTTTAAATATGTTCTTTCAAACTGGTTCTGTTATAGGTAGAAGCATGACATCAGAAGGTGATGGTAATCCTGGTAAAGTGCCTATACAACAAATACAATCTGGTGGTGGCGGAAATAAAATACAAAGTTTAATTTCTACGTATAATTATTATTTACAAATGATAAGAGATACTACCGGATTAAACGAAGCTAGAGATGCTGCAACGCCAGACAAAAATGCTTTAGTTGGTGTGCAAAAATTAGCAGCAGCAAATTCAAATACAGCAACAAGACATATACTACAATCAATGCTGTACTTAACAGCCGAAGTAGCGGAATGCATGTCATTAAGAATATCTGATATAGTAGAATACTCACCTACTAAAGATGCTTTTATTAGAGCAATTGGAGCACATAACGTGGCAACGTTAGAAGAATTAAAAGATTTACATCTTTATGACTTTGGTATTTTTATAGAGTTACTACCAGATGAAGAAGAAAGAGCTATGTTGGAAAATAATATTCAGGCTGCTATAGCACAACAATCAATTGATTTAGATGATGCTATAGATTTAAGATCTGTTAGAAATGTTAAATTAGCAAATCAATTATTGAAAGTTAAAAGAAAAGCTAAAGCTTCTAGAGATCAACAAATGCAGCAACAAAACATACAAGCTCAAGCTCAAGCTAATGCTCAACAGCAACAAGCTGCAGCACAAGCAGAAGCTCAAAAACATCAATCAAAGACTCAAGCAGAGGCTCAGTTAGAGCAGACAAAAAATCAGTTAAAAATACAATACTTACAACAAGAGATTCAAGCTAAAAAAGAATTAATGCAATTTGAGTTTGAATTAAATTCTCAGTTAGAAGGGATGAGACAAGATACTGATAAAGAAAAAGAAGATAAAAGAGAGACTAGGAAAGATCTAAGAGTTGATAGACAAGCTAATCACCAAATGAATATGATTGAGCAAAGAAAACAAGGTGATGCAGATAAAAAATTTGAATCATCAGGTAATGATATACTTACAGGAGGAGCGAATATGGGAAAATTCGGCCTTTAATTTTTTTTAATATTTTATAAAATTTTATTATGATAGAACTAAATGAAGAAGTTACTGAAGAAGTAACTGACTCTGTTGAAGAAACAACAGATGAAAATCAAGAACAACCAGTAGAAGAGGTTGTTGAGGAACCAAAAATAGATGAATCTAAATTTGAAAGCGCTGGAGATGATAGCGTTCTAAAAGTAGATTTAAGTAATCCACCTCAAGTAAAAGAGGATAATATAACAAAAGTAAACGTAGGAGAAAATCCAACAAAAGAAGTTGTTAATGAAGAGCAGCCAGTAATAGAAGAAGTTACTGAAGAAGAAAAGGTAGAAGAGGTAAAAGAAGCTGTTGAGGAAGTAATTGCTGAATCAGAAGCTACCGGAAACCCTTTGCCAGAAGGAGTTCAAAAACTAGTAGATTTTATGAACGAAACTGGTGGTGATTTAAATGACTACGTAAAATTAAATAGAGACGTTAAAGATATGGACGACTCTGACGTATTAAATGAATACTACAGAAATAAGAAATCTCATTTAACACCAGAAGAAAGATCATTTTTATTAGAAGATACTTTTGGTGTTGATGAAGATGTTGATGATGAAAAAACAATACGTAAAAAAAAGATAGCCCTTAAAGAGCAAGTTGCCGAGGCTAGAGCCTACTTAGACGGGCAAAAGTCTAAATACTATGAAGAAATTAAAGCTGGGTCAAAGCTGACTCAAGATCAACAAAAAGCTATTGATTTCTTTAATAGGTACAATAAAGAATCTGAAGAACAGAAGAAGGTAATCGAAGCAAGGAAAAAAACATTTTTAAATAAAACTGATAACTTATTCACTGATGAATTCAAAGGTTTTGAATACAACGTTGGGGGTAAAAAATACAGATACAACGTTAAAGATGTTAATAAAGTAAAAACAACCCAAAGCGATATCAATAACTTTGTTAATAAGTTTACTAACAATGGAGACGTTATTGATGATGCTAAAGGTTACCATAAATCTTTATTTACTGCTATGAACGCTGATGCTATTGCTAATCATTTTTATGAACAAGGTAAAGCTGATGCTATCAAAAACAGAGTTGCTAAAGATAAAAACATTAATCTAAATCCTAGACAAACTCACGGCGAAACAAACGTTGGTGGTGTTAAAGTTAGAGCCTTAGGTCAATCTTCTTCTGATATTAAAAACAGATCGTTTAAAATTAAAAAGAAAAATTAACTTAAAAAAATTATAAATTATGGCAATTACTCCAGGAGGTAGTTTGAATAGCGTTGTAGCTCCACAGCAACAAGCGCTAGCATCAAATTACATCGATTTTACAAGTTCAACCACTGCTGGTTGGGCTCAACAATACCTGCCTGACTTAATGGAAAAAGAAGCTGAAGTGTTCGGACAGAGAACTATTTCAGGTTTTTTATCTCAAGTTGGAGCGGAAGAGGCTATGACGGCTGATCAAGTCATCTGGTCTGAACAATCAAGATTACACTTATCGTATGTTGGTACAGTAGCAACAGCTGGTGATACTAATGGTACTTTTACGTGTGTAACTGATATTGACGGAAATGCGTTAACTACTACTCACGGTGTTAGAGTGAATGATATTGTACTTATAGCAACCGCTGGTATCGTAACTAAATGTTTAGTTGTGGAAACTCCAGAATCAGCTGTTATATCAGTTGAACCTTATGATAAAGCAGATTTAACT